AAAGAACGTGAGGCGTGTGCAAAGATATGTGATGAGTTTTATAAAGGAAATCCAAATATAAATTACTCTAACACGATAGCTATTTGCATTAGAGGAAGAAAATAAGAGTGAAGATAGCTAAAACATGGGTAGACACTCTTGTGAGAGGAAGTGTCATCAAGAACAAAACATCTAACAGAATCAGAGTCATATTGAATATTGAACTTGGTCGTGAGTACCAAGTCAGGCTTGTTAAGGTATTTAGTTTAGCAATTAAATATGATTATAGATACCCTGTCGTGTACCTTGAGAGAAGCAACCTTTTACATCTTTATGAAAAGATGAACTTGAAATATAGATTCACTGTAGAAGACCTAGAAAAAGAAAAAAGGTATCACGAAAGACACGGCTGGGAAGTACCAGACTACATCAATAACCCACTAAAAGAGAAGGAGATTATAGATTCACTTGCATAGACTAATCATCTAACTGTATAATTCACACATCTACACATGTAGATGAATTCCTAACCATCGAAAGGCTCAATATGAAACTTTGTATTAACTGTGTGCATGCTGTTCTTCCAGAAGGACTACAAGCAAAATATACCCGTTGTGCGTATGGCAACGCTGTCTCTCTCGTAACAGGCGTGCCAGAAGTAGAAGAACTCTATTTCTGCCAGGTTCTCAGAAAAGCAACTGGAGAAGACAAGTGCGGTCAAGAAGGTAAATTCTTTGAGGAGAAAACACATGAGTGACTTCACACCAGAAACCAGAAACGCTGCCATCTGGTCGGGTGACTCCCGTAAAGTAGCAAATGGCAAAGCCAACGATGTCATCTTGACTAAACTGGGCTTGATGGACATTCCTGACCTCTCCCACATAGAAGCTGTCCAAATGGGGCACGTCATGGAGCCAGTCATAGGTAGGCTCGTACAAGACCGTCTCAAGGTCGAGTTAAACAAGATAGAAGAATCCTTGACCCATCCTAAAGAAGTATGGCTCAAATCTCACTTTGACTTTGCAGGTAAACAAAATGGTAAAACTATCCTCGTTGAGTGCAAGAACTACAACATGGCTGTCAGAAATAAGTTTGAAGGCACAAGCATACCTTCTGCGGACATGGCTCAACTTGTGCACGAAGCAACCGTTTTCGGTGTGGACACGATTTATTTGGCTGTCCTATTCGGTGGTCAAGAACTCTTCCTTCAAGATTTTCACATCACAGAGGAGATGAAACTAGACTTGATTAAGAACATGGCTGAAGTCTGGGCACGGGTACTCACCAAAGACCCCCTACCCCCAGAGTCCACAGACCAAGTCAAGCTCATGTTCCCCTTCTCTGATGACAGCTCTAAAACAGCGTCTCAGAGCGTTGAGATGGCTTGTGCTCAACTCGCTATGGTCAAGGGCAATATAAAGGCTCTGGAGGCTCAGGAAGAGGCTCTACAGACCCTTGTACAAGGCTATATGGGTGAGAAAGGCTCGTTATTCTCTCTAGATGGCAAAGTCTTGGCTACTTGGAAGTCTGCGAAGGCTAGTCGGAAGTTTGATAGCAAAGCCTTTCAGTCTGCTATGCCTGACATTTATGAGCAGTTTGTAGGCGAGTTCCCAGGCTCACGGAGGTTTTTAATCAAATGAACACCCAAGACTTAACCCTTTACATACTGGCAGTATCTTCTGTCATAGACACCGTTATATCTATTTTGGAGAAATTAACATGAAAGCTTATCCTTTTTTACACAAGCACCCCACCACTGGCGAGACAACTCTTTCTGAGGGTATGGATTTAAGAGATTACTTTGCTTGTCAAGCATTGTCATTATTTCAAAGAGATTGTTTTTTAGAAGATGATGAAATAAGCCAATACGCAACACTTGCCTACCAAATGGCAGATGCCATGATGAAAGCAAGGGAGCACAGAAATGAATAACTTAGTCCCTATCAACGAAATACAGACAATGGCAGAGGTGGCTGCCAAGTCCAAGATGTTTGGCTTTAAGAACACAGAAGAAGCTATGGCGATTATGCTCTTGTGCCAAGCTGAGAACCTACACCCAGCTATAGCCATGCGTGACTACCATGTCATTCAAGGTAGACCCGCTCTGAAAGCAGATGCAATGTTAGCCAGGTTTCAGCAAGCTGGGGGGTCAGTCAAATGGGAGACGTACACAGATGAGCAAGTCACGGGAATATTTAGCCATCCACAAGGCGGGACTCTGGAGGTTTCCTGGCTACTCAGTAAAGCGAAACTCATTGGCATTGCGTCTAAAGATAATTGGAAGAACTATCCAAGAGCGATGCTCAGAGCACGGTGCATTTCCGAGGGTATCAGGGCAGTCTATCCAGGATGTGTCGTGGGTGTCTACACGCCTGAAGAGACAGAGAATTTTAGCTCTCCCAGACAAGACCAAGCTCCTCTACCACAGGCTCCAGTTACGCTCGTTAAAGAAGTGGCTAAAGATGAGTTTGAAGACGCAGACGGGGCATTCAAGCTAATGGTTCCCAACTCTGATAAACCCTACTCTACTCACCACACCCTAGAAGAGTGGACAGAGGGCTATGTCAGCATGGCAGTACGCATCAATACGTCAACTAAGTTTGACTTTGAGCAGAAACTAGAGAAGTTGGCACAGTTGTCAGAATGCAACACAGAGTTTGTGATGACCCTCAACTCTATCGACAAGGCCAAGATTAAGGCTGCCTTAGCAAGTGAGGGGGTCAATGTTGACCCAAAGCGAGAGCTGTCCCTGATACGTCCCGATTTGGAACACAGCGATACAGAATCTTGAAGCACTTGGAATACGCTCCCATCACGCCACAAGAAGCACTAAAAGAATACGGGAGCTTTCGACTTGCAGCACATATTGAGGTTCTTAGAAAACAGGGACACGACATCAGTACAAAAATGGTTAGAGAAGATGGGAAAGAATACGCCCGTTACACATTACACAGAAAGGAAATACAACATGGATAACAAGTTTGAAGAAAAGCCTGGGTACGCAATACTCTTTTACACAGCTCCAGAGAATAAGAAGTTTGAGCAGTCACCAGACTTTGACGGGTCTATGATTCTCAAAATGGACTACAAAGCAGGGGAACGTATCAAGTTCGATGTCTGGCAGAAAGAGACTAGAAACGGCAAGCCTATGCTCTCAGTCAAAGAGAACACTTGGGCCAAAGAGAAGAACATGGAAAAGGACAGACCCAAAGAGGTCACACCTACCTATAGACAAGGTCCTAAGACCAACTACAGGAAACGTGATGATGACGACTCGATTCCCTTTTAATGGCATCTAGTCTAACTCCCACACAGCGCACTCTGGCCTATCTCAGAGAACAGGGTTACCTGTGTGCTGTAGTTGAGCACTGGAACAGTTGGGCTAGGATTAGACAGGACCTGTTTGGGTTTATCGACATCTTGGCTATCAAGAAAGATGAGACTCTGGCAGTCCAGTGCACCTCTACGGGGGTGGCTGCTAGGGTTAAAAAGATACAAGAGTCTGAGTACCTATCAAGGGTAAGGGAGGCAGGATGGAAGATTTTAATTGTTGGGTGGAGGAAGAACTCCAAGGGAAAGTACGTGATGAGACTCTTAGACATTTCATAGTACTCGGTGCTGAGATGATGGCTAAGGCTTATAAACAAGGATTTGAAGACGGAATGTCCTATATAACTCCAAGTGGGGGTGGTGCTTCTGGGCAATCCAGAGGTTAGGAACAGTGTCTGGCAGACACGCTGATACCCCTCAGTCTGCCTTTTTCTAACCAACAAGGAACAACAATGGCAACTAAAAAGACACCAGCAAAGAAGACGGTAAAAGAACCCCACATCTTTATTGCAACACCCATGTATGGAGGAATGTGCTCGGGCTTCTATGTCCAGTCACTCTTACCCTTAGAGAAACTATTGGCAGAGCACGGCATCAAGTCGAGCTTCTCCTTTATGTTCAACGAAAGCCTCATACAGAGGGCTAGAAACGCTCTGGCAAGCGTATTTATGAGAAATGATACCTACACCCATCTCATGTTCATAGACGCTGATATCAAGTTTAATCCCAATGACCTAGTTCACATGGTAAAAGCAGATGTGGACGTTATCTGCGGTATCTATCCTAAGAAAGAAATTAACTGGCAAGGCGTGAAGAATGCTGTGGACAATAACGTGCCTGTAGACCAACTCAAGAAGTACACGGGTAGCTTGGTGGTGAACCTCGTCAACTACTCTGGTGAGGTCACCGTGCCTGTCAACAAGCCTGTCCAGATATGGAATGGCGGTACAGGATTTATGCTCATCAAGAAGACTGCTCTGACCAAGATGAAGAAGCACGTCAATAGTTATGTCAATGACGTACTGGATACTTCTGGGACTATCAAACAAGACATCATCCACGAGTTCTTCCCCGTGATGATAGAGCCTGAGACTGGCAGACTACTCTCTGAAGACTATGCTTTCTGTTACCTGTGCCGTAAACATGGCATCAAGATATGGGCAGCACCTTGGGCACAACTAGGACACATGGGTAGCTACCTCTTTGAGGGTGGCCTGTTACCAGCTCCTTAACGACAACCCCATCTTTTACGGGCAGCCTTACCACGCTCGCCCGTCCAACTCTTACTACGAGCACAAAATGATTTATGCCTTGGTCCTGATTTTTGGGGTGCTTTCAGTTTTGACCCTGTTGCTTTGTTGTACTTTGCTCGTCCTTTGGCTGTCAACCCTCCCCCTCTGGATACTGGCAGTTTCTCTCCTCGTCCTACTGATAATGATGGATTCTTGCGTTTAGGCATATAGTCTTGTCCCCGCTTTATCTATGATTAACTTTTGTAGTCTAGGTTTGTCATTAGGACTATTAGGCACAGATATATGAGTCCAACGGTCAAACTCACGAATAATTTGGTCATACTGTAGGTCACTTCCAATGATAGCTTTGACCACTTCATCTGGGGTCATACCAGGTACTCTCAGGTCAGCAGCGCAACCTAGCCTATGCTGAGACGTATTTTTGCTACCCACGGCATTGTTCACGGCCTCACTACGATAGGCAGAATTGACCATGATAGGCTTGCCATCTAGAGTCTTTTTCACCAACTCCAGAAACTCAGCCAAGCGCATTAGGTTAGCTTTCTCATACTCACTGGGGTTGTTGTCCAACTCTCGGTGGTCAGTATGGGTCAGCTCCTCTAGGGTAAAGTGTTCTGTGAGTAATGTCATTTTGTAGGCGTACTCTGGTGAAGTAACTGGTCTTTGTTCTGACTAGAAGCAGAACTCCCAAAATAGAAGCTAATCACCCCAGTCCAGGCTGTTCCTAGACTACCCAACAAGAGCATCAAAGCATCACTAGAGGTCACCTTGCCTGTCATCATACCCACTAGGATACCAAAGAAGCCTAGAGTGATGATTAGAGCCAGTAGGGGAGGAATAAAAGACTTGGTGGTAGTCTGCATATCCCGAGCAGACTTTCTGTCTTGTACAGCCAATTGCTCAAAGTCTAGGTTCATCTCCTGAGCTTTTGCTTTTAGGGCTATCTCAGCACTCTGGATACTGGCTATTTGGTCAGCAGTGAGTTTGCCTGAATTGATGGTGTCTTGTACGGCACTAGGGTCAACCCCTATAGCCTTGGATACGGCCTCAACAGCAAGGCCAGCGAGTGGACCGCCTAAGCAACTGGCAATGGTAGGGGCTATGCTTTCAATCCAACTCATTTAATACTCCCATCTTTACTCTTTTGATAGTCAACATGAATGGCATACATGAGGGCAGAGAAGACTGTCAGGAGGACAAAGCAGCCAGCAAGTAACGATGCACGAACTTGCCATTTGTCGATGAATTGCCGTCTTTTGAGAGCAGCCAACTCCAAGGCTTTTTTTGTTCACGCTCGACTTTTTCTCGCTCTTTTCTGACCACCTCTCTCATCTCTACAAACTTTGACCAAAGACCAGGCATTCCAATCTGGTAGATTATCATTTCTCTGAGGTCAGTCTCCATCTGCTCAAGTTGTTGTTGACGCAGAATCCTGTTCATGGCCTCTTCATTGATAGAGATATTCTTGGGAAGAGGGTTCTTTTTAGCCTCTTTCTCAGCCTCTTTAAAGGCTTCCTGATGCGTGAAGAACGCACCCAAGTTCTTACCAATATCCCCAACAATATCCCCTACATCTTTACCATCTTTCTTGAAGTCTTGGTAAAGGTCAATACACTCCCGAATACCCGCATGGGCAGCTTTGCACGCTGCGAATATCGTGATTGGGTCCACTTATAGACCCTCTCCAGGAGTGAAGTAGCACTCAGAAGCAGCCTCACCAATAAAGGCAACATACAGTGGATTGCTAGGGCTAAACTGAAAAGGCACAGTGTAGACCTTAACCGTGCCTGGGACTGATACCAAGGCATACTGTGGAGAACCGTTAGACGGGGCTGTACAAGTGATAGTCACATTAGAAATGTTGAAGTACACAGGATAGCCAGTAGCACCAGTAGGTTGGTGATTTGCCACACAAATTTGGTTACAGGGAGCATCAGGCGTGATTGTGAAGACTTGAGTAGACGTAGTGACATTGGCCTTGTACGTCTTGCCCATTGCTTGAAACGGAATGTTATTTGCCATTTTAGTAAACCTTTCCACCGCCACCAGATGTAGGCGACTTTTTAGTATCGTAAGTAGGTGTGTCTGAGAAATCAAACACGCTTCTAAATCCACCCTTGGGTAGAGTGCCTGGAACCCATCTCACTTGGCCTGGTGAGCCGTCTCTAGGGAGCTGTGGGCGTGTGGACTTGGCTATTTGCTGATTAACAAGACTATCTCTTTGTGGAGAGTAGTTCTCATTTCTCATGTTTTCATTCTCAAAATTAGCACTGGGTGAAAAGGGATTAATCCCCTTGCTGCTCTTTGTTGCCATGACTTCTCTCCTTGGTTTGCACCACTAAGTATGCGAATAACACAAATATACCAAGGGTTGCCACCCTTGTCCAATCCCCTGCCCACATGGTGTAACAGGCCAATCCACACGACATAGCCAAAGCCAATATTGTGACGAGCCTGTCTGATAACACCTCTAAAGCAATCCGCACGAATCTGATTAAACTAGCATCCATAATACCCCCTTGTTAAGGGTATCATCTTATCATGTATCATCATCATCGTCTAATACAAATCCTTGTCCCCAAGCACTGTCTTCATCTTTCATCTTGAGGGCTTCTAGCTTCAGTGCTCGGTCAATAATCCTAGTCTTGTCAATAATGGTGGCCTCTGGGTCTGCCATCACTTGTGTCATCAAGAGGTTGATAGCCTCTTCCAACTTAGGATTAATACCTTTTTCTTGCTTTTTCTTAGTCATTTTTGTCTTTTACCTGAGTGTATTTTTCTAATGGTGCTAATGGTTGGACGTACCCAGCCTTACTACCCAATTTAGATGTTGCACGGGGTTGCATACCTGCTTGCAATACTTTTGCTAATGGACTCTCAGTAAAGAATTGTGTTGCAGCAGCAAATGGTCCAGCAGTCGGAACATTCTTAAATTTAAGAATATCCCCAAATTCACCCAAATCAGTAAACAAAGGACTTCTTGTTGCATTTCCACCTGTTCGGTTTGTAATAACATCAAGCAATTTGTTTGGATTAAGTTGTCCCGCTGAGGTCACGCCCTCACGACCACCTAATTGATTAACATCACGAATGGTTGCAAATGAATTGTATTTAGTACGCCAATCGTTGTATTGCTTGGTCAGTTTACCTGTGGGGTCAATTCTATTTAGATTTATAGCAGCAACATCTTCTAAGGTATCTTTGAGGTCATGC